AACATCGATACACTTCGTAATAAGATCAGGCAGTTTGCTTCTTCTGTATCTTTACAAGGTGGTTATAAGGTAGTTATCCTAGATGAGGCTGATTATCTAAATGCCCAATCTACTCAGCCAGCACTTCGTGCCTTTATCGAAGAGTTCTCTAACAACTGCCGTTTCATTCTTACTTGTAACTTCAAGAATAAGATCATTGAACCGCTACACTCTCGTTGTTCAGTATATGAGTTCGGTATCCCTAAAGAAGAAAAGCCTGCTATTGCCGGTGAGATCTTCAAGCGTGTTTGTCATATCCTTGAGACTGAATCTATTGAGTACGATAAGAAAGCTGTTGTTGAATTGGTACAAAAGCACTTTCCGGATTTCCGTCGAGTACTTAATGAGATTCAGCGCTATTCCTTATCAGGTAAGATTGATGCGGGTATCCTTGTAAACCTAGCTGACGATAACTTCAAAACTCTTATGGGTTATCTGAAAGCAAAGAACTTCAAAGGTATGCGTTCTTGGGTTGCTAACAATTCTGACCTAGATTCATCGGTTATATTTCGTAAGATATTTGACCAGTGTAAGGACTTTATGTCAGCTGAGTCTGTAGCTGCTACTGTATTAATCCTTGGTCGTTACCAGTATCAAGATGCGTTTGTTTCTGACCACGAACTAAATACAGTTGCTTGTTTAACCGAAATTATGATCGATGCGGAGTGGGTGTAATGGATACTATCATTTACGACTTTGAAACATTAAGTCAGGATCCTATCAGAGGTGCTGCGATTAACTTGGCATTACTATCTTACGACGAAACTCGTTTGTATTCTGATAATCCGTACGACTACGAAGAACTTCTACGTGAAACTCGATATATCAAATTTGATGTTGAAGAGCAGGTAGAAATCTACAACCGTAAGATTGATCCGGATACCCTTGCTTGGTGGTCAAAGCAACCAGCCGAAGCTCGTGCTGTACTTAAACCTTCTGATGAAGATAAGTCTATTACAGAGTTCAACCAGTTCTTGTTTGATAACATTAACTTTACAACTCTTAAGAGAGCATATACTCGTGGTAATACTTTTGATCCTATCTTGCTTCGCGAACTACTAGAAGCAGTTGGTGAGAAAGACCCATTCCCTTTCTGGATTGTTAGGGATACACGTTCTACTATCGACGGTATGGCTTTTGGTCATAAGATAAAGAACACCTTTATTCCTGAAGGCTTGGAAGAAAAGTTCATTGCCCACGATTGCCGTCATGATATCGTAATGGATGTTATGCGTATGCAGTCCTTGGCTCAAGCTCTACGAGGTTAATATGAGTCCATTTGATTATATAACTGCGGTGACTCAATCTAAGAAAGACCTATTAAGCGAAGACCCTAACGGCGATAAGAACTACAAGAAAGTTGCCTTCATGGTAAACCGTGGATTGAGTCAACACTTAGAAACCATTTTACACGCAAATGAGATGAACATAAACCACCACTTGGACGGTTCTCTTCAATTTCAATATCTTATAAATAGTATTAGAAAGAAGAAACTCTGGGGAAAATGGGCGAAAGCCGATGATAACCAGGATATCGAATTGGTAAAAGAATATTATGGATATAGCGACGAAAAAGCTCGTGATGTTCTTAAATTACTAACTAATGACCAACTTATTGAATTGAAGAAAAGGGTGTATAAAGGTGGAACAAGAAAACCAACAAATTGAGTGGACGCCAGCGGTAATGCTTGAAGTGCTACTCAACGAACCTGACGATTTCCTGAAAGTTAGAGAAACACTAACTCGTATGGGTGTAGCGTCTAAGAAAGAAAACAAGCTATTTCAGTCTTGTCATATTCTACATAAGCAAGGACGATACTTCATCGTTCACTTTAAAGAATTGTTCTTACTTGACGGCAAACCTTCTAACCTGCTAGAGAACGATATTCAACGTAGAAACACAATCGCGACATTGTTGTCGGATTGGGGATTAATAACCGTGCTTGATAAAGAGCAGGTTAATAACGTTGCTCCTCTGCGTCAGGTTAAGGTTATCCCTCATAGAGAAAAGTGTGAATGGGAACTTTGCCCTAAATATAATATCGGAAATGTAAAATAAAGCTTTACTTCTTGATTGAAGTAGGTTATAATTGAACCTTATTTGATAAATAGGAATATATTATGAATGGTACACGTAAAGAATTTGTATTAGGTATGCTTTTTGTAGTAGCAGTATCTATTATCTTCGAGACATTTCGGGCTAGATTAGACCTCGGCGCTGCCCCATGGTATCTGGTCTTCGCTTCTATCGTTTCGTTTGGATATTGTGCATTCTACCTAATCGAAGCTGTCGTAGACCTTAAGAAGTCTATGACACGATATAAATAGTTTAGTCCCACTACCTTGGGATCGAGCCTGAGTATGCTCCCAAACTACTCACTACAACTTAACTGAGAAAGAATGCCGAATGGTTCGGGTTCATAATTCTCAATCTTGCTTTAATATTAAGGAGATACACAATGACTAACGTAAATGTCAAATCACTATTCCCACGTTCAGCTTTTGTTGGATTCGATCATCTATTCGATGAGCTAGACCGAGTCGCAAGGCACGCAAACGATAACTACCCTCCTCACAATATCGTCAAGTTCGACGATACGACTTATCACGTCGAATTAGCAGTTGCTGGTTTTGCTGAGAATGAGTTACAAATAGAAGTGAAGGATCGCTCTCTATACGTTCGCGGTGAACATAAGAATAGGGGTCGGGAGTATATTCATAAAGGAATATCTGCTAAGAAATTTAACCGCACCTTCCGATTGTCGGAGTACGTGGAAGTCAATGGAGCTAATCTAACAGACGGAATCCTTGCCATAGAGTTGAAGGTAATCGTCCCAGAAGAAAAGCGTCCTCGTCAAATTGATATCAATTCAAACAGTCGAGGAATTACTAATGACTATCAAACAAAAGACCCAGAGTTTCTACGAGAAACAGGAAACTAACCCTACAAGCAAGGGGGGTTATTAATGAAGACTCGCTTAGATAAGTATGGCGAAATCGGATTAATAACCCTAACTATGGTTGGAGTGCTTTTTGCTTTCCAACCATTGCTTTAAGGTTAAATAAAGGACTATAAGCTATGGCTGGTACTAATACTATCAGCCACTTGCTTGGTTACTGGAACCAGCGCAAGACCAAAACTATTACACACACAAACATACGAAGGACACTATTATGTCAAACAAAAACCCATTTGAAATCCGCACAGAAATCCTATCTATGGCTAAAGATTACCTTGATAAACAAACTCAAATGAACCTTGAGATTACAACCAAGCTATTCGAAGTTGGCCAGAAGAACGCCGAAGAACTAAGGGAAGCAATGACTCCATATACTATGGATGAGCTTATGGACAAAGCAAAGGAAATGTATTCGTTCGTTTCTAAGAAGGATTAATCTATGTGGCCATATACCAAGGAAGAAAATGACAGCCTTAGTCAATGCGGTTGCGAGGAGGGTGAATACAATTCATATAAAGAGATGTGCGAGCATCAAGAAGAGTTGACCGAATCCCTTAACCAAAATGATGAGGAAGAATAACTTCTTTCAAAAATAAATACAAACCCCTCTCCTCGAGGGGTTTACTTTCTGCTCTAGATATAGTATAATACCCTATTGATAATGAAACGAGGTTGAACACTTTTGAAATTCTACACTAATGTGTCTAGGTTCGGTAATAGCTTACTTGTTCGTGGCTACAAAAACGGACACAAGTTCCAAGACCGAGTCAATTTCGCCCCAACGCTATTCGTCCCATCGGAGAACGGCGATTGGAAATCCTTAGACGGTACTAAGCTTGCTCCTGTTGAACTTGATTCTATGCGCGAAGCAAAAGACTTCATGGCGCAGTATGGCGATACGTCTAACTTTAAAATCTATGGCAATACTAACTACATCGCCCAGTACGTCCAGCAACAACACCCAGGAAATATCGAGTTTAACCGAGATAACATCAACGTAACAACTATCGATATCGAGGTTGCTTCAGATGAGGGATTCCCTCAGCCACGCGAAGCCAACTATCCTGTAATATCTATTGCTTTAAAGAATAACATTGATAACGTTTACTATGTTTGGGGTCTTGATGACTTTGATGTTAGTAAAGCGTTGATGAAAGACTATGAAGTAATCTATTACAAGTGCGAGTCCGAAGCTCATCTCCTAATGAACTTCGTAAACCATTGGTCTTTACCTAAGAATATGCCCGACGTTGTTACTGGCTGGAACTCTACTCTATTTGATATTCCTTACCTTGTAAACCGTATGTCTCGTATTATCGGTAATGATATGGTTAAGAAACTATCTCCTTGGGGTAAAATCAACGAGCGAGAAGTCAAGTTGATGAACCGAGTTGAGCAGAAGTTCGAGTTGGTTGGTATTGAACTCCTAGATTACCTTGACCTGTATAAGAAGTTTACTTACTCTGCAGAAGAGTCGTATAAACTAGACCATATCGCTCACGTTGTACTCGGCGAGAAGAAGTTATCGTACGAAGAACACGGCAACCTTTATACTCTTTACAAAGAAGATCACCAGAAGTTTATCGACTATAACATCAAAGACGTTGAGTTGGTTGACCGTATGGAAGATAAGATGGGGTTGATTACCCTTTGTATGACTTTGGCTTATAAAGCTGGGGTAAACTATTCTGAAGCATTTGGTACAACTGGTATCTGGGATACTTACATCTATCGTGTATTACATGAAGATAAGGTAGCTCCGCCACCTAAACAAGATAACTTCAAGGCAGACTTCCCAGGTGGTTATGTTAAAGCTCCTCGGGTTGGTCGTCATTCTTGGGTAGTTTCTTTTGATTTAAACTCACTATATCCGCATTTGATTATGCAGTATAATATGAGTCCTGAGACTATCGTACAAGAATCCACCACTGGCGTTACTGTAGATAATGTACTTAACCTACAAAAGCCTGATTCAGTTCGACCTGATTGTACAATGGCTGCTAACGGTTCGCATTACCGCAAAGACGTTCGTGGAGTTATACCTAAACTCGTTGAAGATATGTATGCTGGTCGTAAGGTTGTTAAGAAGGAAATGCTCAAATACGAGCAAGAACTACAGCATGCCGATAAGAACGATAAGAAAGAAATCTACCGATTAGAAAAGTCTATCACTACACTTGACAACGAGCAGATGGCTCTTAAGATCATGATGAACTCACTTTATGGTGCTATCGGTAATCGTTGGTTCAGATACTATGACCTTCGTATTGCTGAAGGTATTACTCTATCTGGTCAGTTATCTATTCGTTGGGCAGAGAAAGCTGTAAACAATTTCATCAATAAGATACTAGGTGTAACTGGTAAAGATCACGTTATCGCTATCGATACTGACTCGGTCTACATTGACTTCGAGCCGTTGGTTAAGCACTTAAACTGGGATAAGAAACCAAAGGAAGATGTCGTTAAGTTGATTGACAAAGTATGTTCCGACCAGTTTGAACCTATGCTAGAACGTTCTTATGAACAGCTTGCTGAGTATATGGACGCATATGAGAATAAGATGGCCATGGCTCGTGAAGCTATTGCCGATGCTGGTATCTGGACTGCTAAGAAACGATACATACTAAACGTACACAACAACGAAGGTGTTCAGTATTCTAAACCAAAACTGAAGATAATGGGTATCGAAGCTGTTAAGTCGTCGACTCCTATGTCTTGCCGTGATGCGTTGAAGGCGTTGTTTAAAGTAATCGTATCTGGCACTGAGAAAGATACCCAAACTGCTATCGCCCAATTCAAGGAACACTTTATCAACCTTCCTCCCGAAAAGGTTGCGTTTCCTCGTGGGGTTTCTAAGGTTACTGCTTGGGAAGATAAGACTCTCGTGTATAAGAAAGGGTGTCCTATTCACGTTCGTGGTGCTATCCTATATAACAAAGCATTATCTGATAACAACCTTAAACGGTATCAGACGATACAAGATGGCGAGAAGATTAAGTTCTGCTATCTTAAAACACCAAATCCTATCAAGGAGAATGTGATTGCGTTTCCGGAGTACTTACCGGAGGAGTTGAAGCTCCATAAATACATTAACTATGACCTTCAGTTTGAGAAGGCATTCCTAGACGTTGTTCGTCCGATATTGGCTGCGATCGGTTGGAACGAAGAAGAAACAGTAAGCCTTGAGGATTTTTTCGCATGAGTGTAGACCTACACGTAACAAACTACCAGAAAGTAAAGAATTTTATGAACGCATTCGGACAAGAGGTTAAGACTTCTCCCGAGTTTCCTTCTCTTGAAGTACAAGCACTTCGTATTGACCTTATCAAAGAAGAACTTGATGAATTGATAGAAGCTATGGCTGAGAAAGATATTGTTGAAGTTGCCGATGCCATTACTGATATTCTATATGTCACGTATGGAGCAGCTGCTGCCTTTGGTATCGACGCCGATGCTTGCTTCCGTGAAGTACAACGTTCTAATATGTCAAAGCTGGGTGAAGACGGCAAACCTATCTACCGCGAAGACGGCAAGATATTAAAAGGTCCGAACTATTCAGAACCGGACTTAAAAAAGACTTTACTTTCTCAGATAGGTATAGTATAATAGGCGCTGTTAAACAGGAGAACATTATGGAATTAGTTAAGTTTGGTGGATACGAGTGGCAAAAGTACGTTGGCTCTGAAGGGCAAGACGTCTACGTTGCTATGTTCGTAGTCGACCAAGATGAGTTATTAGGTAAGTATGCCGATGAAGGCTCGTACGATATCTTAATCGATAGCGATGCGGACTTCTACTTACCGCCTGAGTGTGATATGACAGAAGCAACCAATTGTAATAATGAATGTATTGGTTGTATCGGCGAAGATCGTGTTGCTTTCAAGTTTAGAAAGGGTGTGTTCACTCAAGACGAACAGAACGGTGCGTTCGAAGGGTTATTCTCGGCAGCAGCTGAATCTAATAACCGTGGTATGGCTGCGGGTCCACGTGCCGAGAAGTCTGGTGGTCGTGATTGGGTTACTCCTTTCCAACGTGACCTTCTTGATTACTATATGGACGGTTCGCCTCAAAGTGTTATGGGTGGCGATCCGATCGAAGAGATAATCGAGAAACATAAAACCGCCCAGTACGAAACACGTGGTGAGGTATGGCTTCGCTCTAAGATTGAATCAGAGTTTGGGGTCTATGACAACTTCTTCTCAGTTGCCGAGAAACGTCTTGCCGAGCTTGATGTTAATGATGCTCGCTCCTATGCCAAGAAGTTACACGAAACAATGATCTCTGATACTTCTTATGCTACGCCGTTGTGGTCTGGTATTACTGGTTTCTATGGTCGTTATCCTCGTATTCCGTATGGTCGAGCAACTTCCCACGTTGAGCATAACCGTACTGAGTTTGAGAAGTGCTATCCGTTTGCTCGTAAGTTAGATAAGACTATGGCTGACTTGATGCCAGTTCGTTATGAAGCTCAGAAGAAGTGTGCCGACCAAGTTGATAAGAAGTTCTTAATTGGTGAAGATACTACCTTTACAACCGTAACAGTTAACACTACTATGAAAGACCGTAATGCTCGTATGGCTTGCCATCGCGACGCTGGTTCTTTGAACGAAGGGTTTTCTAACTTGACGGTAATCTCTCCTGAAGGTAAGGATTGGAAGGGTGGTTACTTAGTTGCTCCGGAAGTTCGTGCTGCGATTAATGTTCGTCCAGGCGATTTGCTACTGATCGACAATATGAGAGTTATCCACGGTAACACGCCTATCGATGCTCCCGAATCAGGTGAAGATGACTTACTACGTATGTCTCTTGTATTCTATTTCCGCGAAGATATGTTAAATCTAGGCGACTGGGATTATGAGCAACTACGTCGTAAGTTCGTTGACGACCGTAGATTGAATAAGGAACATCCTCACTGGCGCGAGCGTTGGAATGGGGTATCTCCTGGAATGTGGCATAGCCAAGAGTGGTTTGATTACCTAATTGAGAATGGCGGTAGGGAAATGGCTGAACGTAATGACCCAGACGCCTTAGTTGAACAAGCAAGTTTGGAGGACTTCTTTTAATGAGAATTTTAATTCCTACATATATGCGTGAAGATAATCAACGTTGTTGGGATAATATGCCGGAGTCGGTTCGTTCGCGAACCACTCTGTGTACTCGTTCTGACCGAGTTGATGTTTTGAAAGAAAACTATCCCGATGCTGATGTTCTAGATATCGGTATGACTGATGGTATTGCTGATGTTCGCCAGCGTCTGGTTAATCTGGGCAATGGCGAAAAGATTATGATCATTGACGACAACTGTACGTTTATGTATCGTGACGAAGAAATGAAACTCAAGAAGATGGAGACTGAAGAGCAGTGGTTCGAGATGCTTTCTATGGTTGAGGAAGAACTCGATAACTATGCTTGGGTTGGTATCTCAGACCGTGCGGGTAACAACCGTATCGAGGAAGATCTAGTTGAGATTACTCGTTCATATTCTTGTTATGGTATTAACACTCAGATGTTTAATGACAATGACATCAGCTTTGATGGTATGTGGAGTAAAGATAAAAATATAAAGCTTTTTGAAGATTTTTACGCTATACTATCACTATTGAAGGCTGGAATGAAGAATGCTGTTATATACAAGTATGCGTTCAACCACCCTCATGGCAAACCTGGAGGCAACTCTACGTTTCGTAATGGAGAACTACAAGAATCTTGTTACCGAGCGTTACAGCGTGAGTTCCCTGGAGTTGTTAAACTGACTGTGAAAGAAAATGCTTCTTGGACTACTGATGAAGGTTCTACTACTCGTGTAGAAGCAATTATCAGTTGGAAGAAAGCTTTTATCGATAGATCTGGAGCTACATTAGATGAATTCTTTGGTTAATCTCGTTATTCCTGCGGCAGGGTCGGCTACTCGACTCCGCCCTTTATCAAGCAACACTTCTAAGATTATGGTTCGTGTAAACGGTAAACCATGCTTAGACTATATCGTAGAACAGGCACGTAAGACTGCTAACATCAACGAGATCGTTATCGTTGACGGGCAGTTTGATGATGTGCGCGATTACTGTTCTGTTAAACATCCGGATATTAAGTTCGTAAAGCAAGGCGACCTACTCGGTCCACGTCATGCTATTATGAAAGGTGTTAACGAACTATCTTGCCCCGATCTACCACTCGTTGTTTGGTTAGGTGATGCGATTATCCTTGAAGAAGATATGCCTTTTGGTACGGACTTCTTGTTGGCTAAGTCTGCTGACGATCATTCTAACTGGTGTATGTGGGACGGTAGTAACTTCTTCAATAAACCCGATAACTCTATAGCTAATGCTGATGCTCTTGTTGGTCTGTATTCCTTCAATGACGGTTTAGAAGCTAAAGAGGCATTCAACTATGCTTCTGGTTATGAAATCTCAGAAGCGCTCGAGAACTATAATGCTGGGAATTACACCAAGGTAATGACTAACAAGTGGTACGATATTGGTGAACTCCCTTCGTATTACAAGACTTGTGCTGCTCTATTAAACCTAAAGTCTCGTGCGTTTAATACAATGGAATATGATCCTGAGCTTGGTACAGTTCGTAAGTCTCCGGACTATCATGACGCAGAATCAGTAACAACTATTAATCGAGAGAAAGGTTGGTATAAATGTTTGAACCAAAACCAATCTATGTTTGTCCCTAGAGTATTTGATACTGAATGTGACATTGTAATGTCGTATGAGTCTGGTACGTTACTATCCGACCTTATGTTATATGAGAACCTATCTGCTTCAGCTTGGGAATACATTATTGATAAGTTATTCCGATTGAAGACTAAGTTCTTTAATGACAAATGTGAAGATAGGGAGTTCTTGGGGGAGTTCTCTAAACTTTCTAGAGCTATGTGGTTCGATAAAACTGTTAGTAGAATTGATGAGAAAAACTACTTTACTTCTTCTACAAAAGATAGTATAATAGCTATTGCTGTCGAATGTCATCGTCACAGCCGTCCTACTTCTGGTATGCATGGCGATTTACATTTTGGCAATATTCTGTACAATCAGCAAACTGACCAGATTAGGTTAATTGACCCTCGAGGTGGATACGGTGAACACGAAGGTATATATGGTGACAACCTATATGACTGGTGTAAACTAGCGCACGACTTGTATCATGGCTACAACGCAATGGTTTCTAATGTTCCTCATAATCAGGACGTTAAAGATATCTTTGTTCGTAAACTCCGTGAGTACGGTTTGCCAGTTGACCTAATCTTGGGTGGCGGTTTATTATTGATCGCTACTTGTATTCCTTTACACTATGACGATTCTGGAAGACAAGAACGTTTTATTGACTACGTGGGCGATAACATTGAAAAGTATAGTATTTGATTTAGATGATACAATCTGTTTCCCTAATCATGATTGTAAGGATTCGGTGAGTAAGTATTACGAAGCTGCTCCCAACTCTAGTATCATTCGAAAGATGAGAGAATTGAAAGAAAATGGTTATCACATAATCATAAGCTCGGCTCGTCGAATGGTCACTCATAAGGGGGATATAGATATGATACTTGATGATGTTGGTGAGTTGACAGAGCGTTGGTTACATAAACACTCTGTACCATATGACCAACTTATCTTCGGTAAACCTTATTCTTCGACATACTACGTTGACGATAAGGCTATGAACTTAGAAGAATTTCTAAGAAAAGACTTTACTTAGAAGCGATTCTATAGTATAATAGGATACATTATGATATACTCTTTGACAATCTTTAAAAGCATATTCGATAACAAAACGCATAAGCGCATGGACTTCGACAGCTGGGATAAACTCGAGGAGCTACTATATAAACTATCTGCCTTGCCTTATAAAAGTAAGAAAGATGCTCAATTGTTTTCGCCAGCCACGTACCAGCCTGACACTACTCGTTCGAATAAGAACGTTGATTGTTGGGCTGGTTGGGCTGCAGTAGACGTTGACGAGCATGAGTTCGGTGGCGACCTTCGTTCGGAACTGTGCGAGAAATACGGTGAATACTATTTTGTCTGCTATTCTACAGCCAGCAGCACCGTAGGGAAACCAAAGTTTAGACTAGTGTTTCCGCTCGAAGAAGCAGTTCCGCAAGGTAAGATACGCCATTTTTGGTTTGCTCTGAATACCCAGTTAGACTCTATTGGGGACAAACAGACTAAAGACCTGAGCCGTATGTACTATATCCCTGGAAGTTATGCTGGCGCTGATAACTTCATATTCACCAATAAGGGTAAGTTCATCAAACCAGCCGAACTCATGAGTCGTCACCCATTTACCGAGCCAAGCGGTAGTAAATCTTTCTTGGAGAGGTTGCCACCTGAACTTCAGCAACAGGTTATAGCTCATCGCAAATCGCAATTACCTAATAAGGATAAGTATTCTTGGACTGGTTTGCGCGATTGCCCTTTCGTTTCTAAACGAATACTAGATGAGTATAAGTCTATTACTGAAACAGGTTGGTATCATAAAATGTATCAGTTTATGGTCTCTGTTTCTTTTAATGCTATTCGAAGCGGATATCCTATCTCGGATATTGAACTCGAGAAGCTGGCAAGGGAACTAGACCTACAAACTGGAAATTGGTACGAGAAGCGACCCATACTCGGTGAAGCAAACTCTGCCCTAAACTATGCTTATAAAAACAGTGAGGTATAAATAATGTTTGAAGCAATCAAAAGGTTCTTCATGGAGCGTGTATTCTTTGAAGAAGCTCCAAAACCTGATCTAACCAGTATGACTAAAGCGGAATTGAGAGATTACGCTGAAGGCTGCGGGATCAAACTCCCACAACGTATCAATAAAGACCGCATGATACACATAATCAAGAAAGAGGTATAAATGGCTATTTTCAAAAAGAAAAAGGCAAAGTCGAAGGCAAAGAAGGTTGAGGCTGTAGTCGAGACGACCACTACTGAAGAAGTAGAAGTTAAAGTCAAGAAAGCTCCAAAACCAAAAGAAGTTGACCTAAGTACAATGTCTATCAAAGAACTATATGCTCATGCCAAGGAAAAGGAAATCTCGTTACCACGTGGATTATCCCCTCATGAAGCTCGTAAGATTATTATAAAAAAATCTTAAATAGTTCTTTACTTTTACTTTGTTATGCGGTATAATATGCGTTGTTACTTAATTGGAGATTTGATATGAGTTTAATGTCTAAACTAAAGAAAAACTCGAAGGTTAAAGAGTCAGCTACCCTAGCTGATTCTGCCTTCTTTAATCAGAAGGACGTTATTCCTACTGACGTTCCTATGATGAATGTTGCCTTATCTGGCGATATTGATGGCGGTGTTACGTCTGGTCTAACGGTACTAGCTGGTCCGTCTAAACACTTCAAAACATCGTTTGCTTTAAAGATGGCAGCTGCTTATCTTAAGAAGTATCCCGATTCTATTATGTTGTTCTACGATTCTGAGTTTGGTTCTCCGCAATCATACTTTGAGCAGTTTGGTATTGACACCTCTCGAGTATTACATACACCTATCAAGGACGTTGAAGAATTAAAGTTTGACCTTATTGGTCAGCTTAACGAGCTAGAGCGCGACGATAAAGTCGTAATCGTAATTGACTCTATTGGTAACTTGGCTTCTAAGAAAGAATTAGAAGATGCTATCAATGAGAAGTCGGTGGCTGATATGTCACGAGCCAAAGCATTGAAAGGTCTGTTTCGTATGACGACTCCATACCTTACAATGAAGAATATCCCTTTGTTAGCTATTAACCATACATACAAAGAGATGGGCTTGTTCCCTAAAGACGTTGTTTCTGGCGGTACAGGTATCTATTACTCTGCGGATAATATCTGGATCATTGGTCGTCGTCAGAACAAAGAAAGTACAGGTATTATTGGATATGATTTCGTCATTAATATTGAGAAGTCGCGATATGTTCGCGAGAAGTCTGCTATTCCTATCAAAGTTCTTTTTGATGGTGGGGTATGTAACTACTCTGGTTTGCTGGACGTTGCTATTGCTGGTGGCTACGTTGTTAAGCCTTCCAACGGTTGGTATGCAGTTGTTGACCAAGAAACTGGAGAAATGGGTGGCAAGGTTAGGGTGAAAGAAACTCTAGAGAAAGAGTTCTGGGATCCTGTCTTTGAGAAAACTGACTTTAAAGAGTTCATCAAGAAACAGTATCAGTTTGGTATTGCTTCTGACGCTGAAGAACTAATTGATATGGAGGCAGTTGCTGATGGCGTGGCATGATGCGGATAACTACCTACTCGTCGAGCGTGAAGGGCTTGACGATTCTTGGGCAATACGTATCACCAAAGGTGCCTACACCGGAGTTGAATATAGTTACGGTGAAGTCTCCGTAGCTGAAGTTGACGAAAGCGAAGGCGGAAATGCCAAGCTTTCCTTTGAGTTTAATATCCACGAATTTCCCGAAGCGTTTACTCGGGAATCTTTGGAAGGCTCGAAGGAGTTCGGAGTGTATATTGGTGATATACTTACAGATGTTATTATGGGTGCGGTAGAGGAAAAAGAGAATGCAAGCAAATCTGGAAACAACAATACTTCGGAATCTTCTGACCAACGAGCAGTACGTTCGTCAGGTTATACCGTTTCTGAAGGCTGATTACTTTACAGAATCTCATGCATTCTTATTCAATCAGGTTGGCTTATTTGTAGCCAAGTATAATGCGCTTCCGACTAAAGAAGCATTTCTGATTGAACTGGATCAGGCTGATTCGAGGGGAGTTGATACGTCAGAGGTTTCTGAATTACTTCAGACTGTCTTCACTCCCGAAGAAGTCAATAAAGATTGGTTAATGGAAAACACCGAGAAATGGTGCCAAGATAAAGCTATTCATAATGCTATCCTTGAATCTATTTCTATTATAGACGGCAAACATAAAGACCTTACTAAGAATGCTCTTCCCGACATTCTTTCTAAGGCTCTTGGTGTTACCTTTGACCGTAATGTTGGTCACGATTATATCGACGGGTTTAAAGGTCGATATGACTTCTATCACAGAGTAGAAGATCGTATTCCGTTTGACCTCGATTACTTTAATAAGATTACTAAGGGTGGACTTCCACGCAAAACACTAAATATTGCCCTTGCTGGTACTGGTGTTGGTAAGTCTTTGTTTATGTGTCATTGTGCTGCTAATTCATTAATGGAAGGTCGTAACGTCCTATACATTACTATGGAAATGGCAGAAGAACGTATCGCTGAACGTATTGATGCCAACTTAATGAATATCCCTATTGACCAGCTCGAATCGTTACCTCTTGAAACGTTTGAGAATAAGGTTCGTAAACTTGCTAAGAAAACTCAAGGCAAGTTAATCGTTAAAGAATATCCTACTGCGTCTGCCCACGTTGGTCACTTTAGAGCGTTGGTAAATGAATTGAAGCTCAAGAAGAACTTCGTTCCGGATATGATCTTTATCGATTACCTTAACATTTGCGGTTCATCTCGTATGAAGATGGGTGGTACGGTTAATACATATTCGCTTATCAAGTCTATTGCTGAAGAGATACGTGGATTGGCAGTTGAGCTAGATGTTCCTATTATGTCTGCTACTCAAACTACACGATCTGGTTATGGTAATACTGATGTTGGCTTGGAAGATACTTCTGAATCATTCGGTCTACCAGCAACGGCTGACTTTATGTTTGCGTTAATATCTACTGAAGAATTAGAAAAGCTCGGGCAGATTATGGTCAAGCAGTTAAAGAACCGATACAACGATCCTGGAATGCATAAGCGTTTCGTGATAGGCGTTGACCGTTCTAAGATGAAGCTATATGATGTTGAAGAATCTGCGCAATCGTTGATAGGTGGTGATTCTGATATACCAGATAAACCTTTAAGCACTTTCGGTGCCAATGAGAAGAAATCATTCTCTGGTATCCAAGTATAGTACCTAACGTTATATGGATATAGCAAAGTATTATAACGAAAGTGCTTTACTTTTAAATCCACTCGAGTTATAATACTTGTATTGAATAAATGAGGAAATAGAAATGGCTAATCATGTTTGGAATAACGTACAACTTTACACTTCTGATGGCAAACCACTCGATGTGTTCAGTCCATTAACAGATAAAGAAGTGATGTTAGATAACGCTCATGAAGTTTTAAACTTCCTTGGGGTGGATCTACCTGACGAAGATACTGTCAATACTCGGGATTGGTATATCGATAACATCGGAGCCAAATGGTGTAGTATTGAAGATATCGGCGAGAACTACCTAGCTCTGAATTCTGCATGGTGTCCGCCGACTGAACTGGTTGTCAATATGGTTAAAGCTCTATCTGAGCAATATCCTGATTGTTATGGTACTATTACTTATGAAGACGAAGCGTATTGTTTTGTCGGTTCTGCCCTTATCACGAAAGACGGTATCGACGAAATGAACGAATTGGACACTGACGATATTCTAGAGCAGTTTAACGAACAGCAAGAACTTGAAGGTGAGCCAACTGCAGAAGAACTTAATGATGTGTTTGAAGAAGAACTTACTGATAACTTCTATGACTTTATCATGACTAGGTTATCTCTTAACCTTGACGAAATGGTTGATTGCTATCTAGAGTATATCGCCGAAGAAAATAGTTAAAAAAAAGCTTTACTTTTGTAATGTAATGAGTTATAATACTTGTATTGAATAAATGAGGAAATGAATATGTCTAATGAAGCTGTTGATCGTCGTAATGAAGAATTAAAGCCTGGATCTCTATACTGGGTACATAACGTTGTAACTAATAAAGGTTATACCGTATATTCTAAGGAAATCCTTGACGCTAAAATTGAACGTGGTGATATAGGGGTTGATGAAATCGTACAACTACGTAAGTCGGCGGAATTCTAATGGAGTACTTACTAATGATAGTACTGGTTGCCCTTTCTTGTATCTTTACTTGGAAGAAGGCATATGCCAAAGGGTATCAGGAATCAAATAGATTGTCAGCAGTCGACTCCATCGCCATAGCGCTCGCTGCCCTAGAATCTTCTGGTGTTATAGAGAAGTACGTTGACGATGATGGTAATGAAGCCATCCGTGCAGGGAAAGGCATACTGACCATTGATGATTAATAAGTCCCCTAGTGGGACTTTCTTTTTATATAAATATAAGTATAATTGTCAAGTTTATTAAATGGGAATCTGATATGTACTCTTTCAAAGAATTTCTCTCCGAAGCTACAAAGCTCTGGTTTGGTTTAGAACATCTACCAAACAAATCCGGAACAGAGAAAGAACTCTATAAATTTTTACAACTACTCAAAAAGCATTACGGCAAGGAAGACGAGTTCTTCTATTTCGAGCCGAAGTACGATTACCGTAAAGGCAATAAGAGCCTTACTATCAAAGTTACAGATGCTCAGTTAATCAAGAAAGTTGCCGCATCCCCTTACCTAGCTGACTATGGATTTGTTCCTGCTGGTCAGAACTTCAAGTCTAGTCAAAAAGTAAAGGTTACTCTATATCCTTCTGGCGGTATGCGTGGTTCTGGTCGATTACCTAAAGTCGGCGAAGACGTCAAGATACCTTCAACTGATGAACAAGAAATGGGAACTATCCTATACTTTGAATCAGCTATGAAAGGAAAGCCACTTTCCGTAGAAGAAATCTCAAAGCAAGTTGGGTATAGGTTTGATGAGAACTGGTACTACTCGTTTGAAGAACAGTACAAAGCATTCCATTCTAATATGGGTTCGTTAAAGGGTTCTAAGATTTACCTAGATTCTGGTACAAACGATTCTAATATCCTTATACAGTTGGCTCGTAAGCTTGGTCTTAAAGACTTAAAAGATAACTGGAATCCAGCTGATATTTGGATTATGTCTATCAGTAAAACGAAGATTATCTCAGAATGTAAAGGTATGAAGACTCTCGCCGAGTTTAATGCGTATCTTGAAAAGAAGTTTGAATCAAAAGAGATAATTGGCGTTAGTCTTAAGAAAGTATCTAAGGGTAAACGTGGTAAGTTCGAAGTTGTTAAAGCAACTGATCTTCCTGACGTCGATTTGTCACCAGCACCTACTATCTTCAACCCATTCGCTAAGAACTTTATCTTCATGACTCAGGGAACTCCGTCTGGATTCCAAATCCGTACAGGTTATAAATCTGCATCGGTTACTGATGAAGGTAAGATTAGAGTTTACTTAGAAGGTCGCGAGAAAGGTTCTAACGTACAGCTTGGTGCGGTATCAGCTAAAGCGTTTGTTGATATGGCAGCTGATAATGGCTTTAATATCGAAGCCGATAAGAAAAAGATATTTGCCGATCCTATGGCATACCTAAACAAAACCCTCCCTCGTTTACTTAAAAGCCCATATGTTCAAGATAACGTTTCAGACTTTCCTGTTGATGATATCCTTGCTCTTAAGACTGGTGCATTCCTAACATACTACCTAGACATTTTATTGTCATCGGACGTTTCCATACTCAAGGATTGCTACTTCTCTTCTCTTAAGAAAAACGAATTCTCATCTGTTCATTGTAAGGTGTCTTAATGTTAAACTTCTCAGAATATCTATCGGAATCAAAAAATACTCACATGACTCACATCGAAGATCAAGTTATCTACGGTGGGGTTAAAGGTGCGAGGGATGCTATTATGGCACTTCGCTCCCTTCGTGATATGCTTTCTGGTAATGCTAAATCCGGTTCTGACCTAACTGTAAAGTGGGACGGCGCTCCAGCTGTATTTGCTGGAATCGACCCTCGTGATGGTCAGTTCTTCGTAGCCAAGAAAGGCGTATTTGCCAAGAACCCAAAAGTCTATAAGTCTCATGAGGAAATAGAAGGGGATAACTCTGGCGACCTAGCTGATAAGTTAAAGGCGTCTTTCGATGTAATGTCTCAAATGGGTATTACAAATGGGATTGTTCAGGGTGATATTATGTTCACTCAGAAAGACCTTAAAACCGAAACTATTGATGGTCAGAAATACGTTACTTTCCACCCTAACACTATTGTATATGCGGTTCCTGCTGATTCGGAAGAAGCAAAGCAGATAAAGGCAGCAAAGGTTGGTATCGTACTACATACTACTTATTCTGGTGCTACTTTAGAAGATATGAAAGCAACCTTTGGTGTAGACCTTTCTAAGTATAAGTTACCAAAAGACGGTTGGTTACAATCGGCTGATTATCACGATCTATCTGGTAAAGCTACGTTGACTGCCGCAGAAACTAAAGAACTTAATAAAGAGTTGACTTTTGCTGGTAAGACTTTCCGTAAGATTGCGGGCGATACGTTACGTCAATTAGAAAAAGAATCAGAATTACCACGTATGATCGAGACTTACAATAACTCGTTTGTTAGAGCTAAGAAAGAGATCACTAATACTAAAACTCACGTTGAAGGTTTAATCCAGTTCATTCAGGATAAGTTCCAGAAAGAAGCTGATAAACGTAAGACCGAAAAGGGTAAGCAAGCGCAGTACGATAAGCGTGATCTTATCTTGTCGTTCTTCTCTTCACGTAATAAAGCATCCCTCGTGGCTATGTTTGAGTTGCAACTTAGTATTCAACGTGCCAAGAAATTGATTATAAATAAGTTAAACGAACTTAATAGTATTAATACGTTTGTTAAAACTCGTCATGGTTTTAAAGTGACAGGTGCTGAAGGTTTTGTTGCTATCGACCGTCTTGAAGGCGGAGCAGTAAAACTGGTAGACCGTATGGAGTTTTCTACAAACAATTTCGACCCTGATGTTATCAAGGGTTGGGACAGTCCTACAAGAGGTTAAAAAATGTACAGCTTTAAAGATTTTATAGTGGCAACTGATCCACGCATGGCGGACGATGAATGGCTGGAATATATGCGACAAAAGCGTAAACATTCAGACTTAGACGGTATCTCTACCGAAGAAGTGGATGAAGCTCTTGACGCATCGGCTCGTTTGAAGCTAAAGCAAGCAATGCGTAAGAACAAGGCTAAAATTGCCCTTGCTCGTAAGAAGTCTATGGGTAAGAAAGCCAATAAAGAGACTATTGAAAAGCGAGCTAGAAAGCAAGCTATCAATACAATTCGTAAGAAACTTCTAAAGGGTAGAGACGAATCTGATTTAGGATTCTCTGCTCGTAAAGACCTAGATAAAAGAGTCGAGAAGAAGAAAGGTGCTATCAATAAGTTGACTAAGAAATTAATCAAGAAAGTTCGCGCCGACGAAAAAGAACGTATGGCTAATAAGGGTTAATATGAAGTCCTTTAAGCAATTTGTAACAGAAGCGCCTCAAGAAGCCGTGTTCACGTTTGGTCGATTCAATCCACCAACGGTCGGACACGAAAAGCTAATTGACGCAGTGGCGAAAGTTGCCGGACGTAGTAAATACTTTGTATATGCTTCACAGTCTCAGGACTCTAAGAAGAACCCACTAGACTATGAAACTAAAGTTAAGTTTATGCGCAAAATGTTCCCTAAAGCTGCGCGAAATATTATACTTGACAAAAAGGTTAAGAGCGTATTTGATATCATGGTATCTCTTCATGATAAAGGGTTTAGCAAGGTAACAATGGTTGTTGGTTCTGATCGAGTTAAAGAATTCGAGACGTTAACTAATAAGTACAACGGAGTACAAGGTCGTCACGGATTGTACGACTTCCAGTCTATTTCTGTAGTATCTGCTGGCGATCGAGATCCAGACGCTGAAGGCGTATCAGGTATGTCGGCGTCTAAAATGCGTGCTGCTGCTTCGGAAAACTCCTTTGACACTTTCGTACGTGGATTACCTTCAGGATTTAAAGAAGCAAAAGAACTATTCAATGCCGTCCGTAAAGGTATGGGTCTTGAAGAATCTCATATGTTCCGTCAACACGTTGAACTCGAAACCGTATCTGAAGAACGTGAAGCATATGTTGCTGGCGACTTACTATCAGAAGGTGATGTTGTAGAATACGATAACAAGGTTGGTCAAGTTATTATGCTTGGAGCTAACTATGTTATTGTTGAATCCGCCGACGGCATCCGTTCTCGTAAATGGGTTACTGACGTTAAAGTAATCGAAGAAGCAAAAGACAAAGATACTGACCAGCCTAAGAAATATATGGCTGGTATTAAGGCTAAATCTACTAAGAAGGCTCGTGATGCGCACTTTGAAAAAGGTGCTAAGATGGACGATGACGATCCGGATGCGTATAAACCTGCTCCAGGCGATGCTACTGCTGAGACCAAACCTTCGAAGTACACTAAGAAGTATAAGAAGATGTTCGGTGAAAAGAAAGTCTTATCTTATGAACAATATGACTCGTCTTTTGAAGGCGTATTGACTGAAGATACTAAGAAGGCTCTAAAGAATAAAGCTGAGAAAACTGGCGTGGCTTATTCTATTCTTAAGAAAGTATACGACCGTGGCGTAGCTGCTTGGCGTACAGGTCATAGACCAGGAACTACCCCTGAGCAATGGGGTTTGGCTCGAGTAAACTCATTTGTAACAGGTGGTAAGACTCAGAAAACTACTGATGCCGACCTCTGGAAAAAACATAAAGGAAACTAAAATGAAAGATTTTTTTACACTTTTAGAAGAAGTGTCTGCACTAACCGAAAAGCGTAACATCAAAGTTGTCAAAGGCGACAAAGAGCGCATGGTAAACAAAAACGAATTGTCTACCTATAAGCAGATGGGTTGGGAAGAAGTTAAAGAAGAAGTTGTATCTGAAAAACTCAAAAAGAGTTATAAAGATATGGGAACTTACTCTGTAGTCTTTAGAAACAAAAAAGGTAAAGTCGAAGCAGAAGTTCGTGCCGACAGTAAACAGAAAGCCGAGAAACAAGCAGCGATTCGAAACAAAAAAGTGAAGCCATCAGAAGGTGCGTGGGAAGTAATTAAAACGAACGAATCTGTTGAACTAGATGAAAACAGACTGTTAAAAGTATCAAAACTTTCTTCTGCTGAATACCAAAAAGCAAAAAAACTTAAAGGTTTTGATAAGACTAATTACACATGGAATTCGGACGAGCAACTCTATATTAAGAAGACGAAGAACGAATCTGTTGAACTTGATGAATCTCTACGCAAAGATATTGCTCAATTATCTTCTAAATTTCCAGAAGGTTCTAAGGTTCGCTGTAAGAAAAGCGGTAAGACTGGGAAGGTATTAACAGTTGGAAAAGACTTTATAAAAGTTGCTGTTGATGGCGGTAAGGTTATGGATTATAAACCTTCTGAACTCGAGCCGATGTAATGCCAGCTAAGTCCAAAGCTCAACAGAAACTATTCGGTCTCGCCCTCGCATATAAGCGTGGTGAGGTCTCTGACGTTTCGGACGAGGTAAAAGAATTATCTAAGCTACCGGAGAAAGATCTAGTGGATTACGCAGAAACCAAACATAAGGGTTTACCCGATAAGGTCGAAGAAGATACTACGATGCAAGATATCGAGAAGCTACTTGCTATCTCGTTCAAAAAGCGTAAGTACGACTTTGCTAAAGACCTTCTGACTAAGATACTAGGTAAAAAGTATAAAGAGAATAAAGGCAAATGGCGTCATAGTTTGGTTTGGTATGCTAGTGTAGTTTCTAAACAAATCGATGGTGTTGATGCTAGAACTCTCGCTTCTAAGATCGACGGTAAGAAATATAAATTGGTGAACTAATGGAATCTTTTAAAGAACGTTATTTTGGTGAATACGAAGGGTCTATGGTTCCGCTTGAATCTCCTATGATCGAACTCGATGAAGAGAAAGAGCCTGAACTTAATAAACCAAAAAGAAACTCTGGCGAGGGTAAGAAATATGTGGTTTATGTAAGGGATCCGAAAACAGGTAATGTTAAAAAGATATATTTCGGCGACGTTAAAGGCGGTCTTACTTCAAAGATTAATGACAAAGAAGCAGCAAAGAACTTTGCCTCTCGTCATAACTGCGACATGAAGAAAGATAAAATGTCTCCAGGATACTGGGCTTGTCGTTTACCAAAATATGCAAAAGAATTGGGATTGAAAGGTGGCGGAAATTTCTTCTGGTAGACCTTATGTAGATAATGGTGATATCAGAGAATTTGATGTTACCTTATCGCAAGAAGAATATGTTTGGCACAGGGACTTCGGGGATAGGAAGATTGAAATCCTATCTGGTCAAGGATGGCAATTACAATACGAAGGGTGTTTACCTACACTACTGCAAGAAGGTCGTTGTTACTTTATACCCGATATGGAATATCATCGGCTTATAAAAGGTGAGTCTGATCTAATAATAAAAATGTATAAATACTAACAACTAAATTTATGGGGCTGGCATGAAAGAATCCAACAACCAAGACGATCGATTGAACCGAATCGAAGGTAAGATCGACAAGTTATCCGACGCTATGATAAGTCTAGCAAGAGCCGAGGAAAGGCAGATTGCCTTTGAGCAAAAGCAAGCTAACTTATACGATAGGTTTTTAAAACTAGTCGATAGAGTCGAAGATACCGAGAAGCTAACTCGCGAAAACGCACATACAATAAACATTTTAAATAGGATCACATACGTGGTTGTAGTTGCCTTAGTCGGCTCAATAGTAAAACTATTCATAGGATAAGCAAATGAACGATAAACAAATCACCCAAGCAATCGCTTCTGCGTATGCATCAATGTACCAGCCTAAAGAAGAGCCAGCTCAAGAAGTTGTTGAAGAAGCTCCAGAAGTCGAACAGCCTTCACAAGACTTAGAAGAATCACTAAGTGGTACTATCAATAAGAAGTTGAGTAAAGATAAGAAAGACCAAGAAGATGCCAAGGCTAAAGTAAAAGCTAAAGGTGGTGTTATCGGTAAGAAAGGTTCTGGCGTTTCTATGAAAGAAGAAGAACTTGACGAAGCCACTAAAACATTCAAATCCCTTGAAGATTGGTTAATGGCTGTACTTGCTATCCCAGGAGCATCTGTTTCTAAGATGGGGAATAACCTTAGAGCAAACGGTTTAGGTCGTACTCAATCAGCTACGTTTGAATTGAAGAAAGGTCGCGGATCTTTATTAGAAGCTAAACTTGACCCAGTAGGTAAAGAAGATGGCGATATCGACAACGACGGCGATACGGACGAATCTGATAAGTATCTTGCTAAACGCCGTAAGACTATCTCTAAAGCTCTAGAAAAGAAAAAGGCTAAGACCGAAGCAAAGGAAGAATGCCCTAAATGTGAAGGCGAAGGCTGCGATCATTGCGAAGGCAAAGGATACCACGAATCTTGCGGTTCTAAGAAAAAGACTATGTCTGAAGTAGAACAGCCACGAGCTAAAGGCGAGAAAGACTTTAAAGATAAGCACGTTATCAAGAAGACCGTCGAAGGTGAGTAATAAATACTATTAGATAAATAATCTATATGGTATTGAAATGAACTTTGATGAACTGACTGAAGATAACTTTCTGTTATTCGCAGCTAAAAACTATGACAACCCGCAATGTGAATCCTCTGATGAGTTCTATAATGACCTTCAGAGGTTCAAGTATTTAAAGCGGTTATTTAAAAGATATACAGTTAATCAAGACTTACAGGAACGGTTGATATTAAACCATATAATCGTCCTATATAACTTGTTTGGAATTAAAGGCTGTAATCGAATGATATTCTTTAAAATGGAAGAGGAATACTGGTCTGCTCTAAAGACCTTTCTAGTATTCCTTAACTATCTACCAGAATCCGATAAAGTCGAAGTTCCACTGGATCCGACTATAATTAAAGTACTGAGGGAAATATGAGTATTACCAGAACCGCAGACCTAATCTATACATTCCGTTTCTTGCGTCTGTTGACTAAGAAGTGGACTGATATGCCAGCATATGAGATGGGTATTATCGACGACGAAGGCAATCCTCTTAAAAAATCTTCTCAGCTGAAAGGTAACGAAGAAAAGGGTGCGTATACTATGTTCCACCGTTTGGTGTTCAAGTTACGTCGATTGCTTCAAAAGTTGCCTTTCGGTAAGACTGCGTTCGCTTCTTATGCCGCAGCATTATTCTTAATTAAAGAAAACTCCGACCTTTCTGACTCTGACGTTCAAATGGTAATGGAAACATTACTAGACGAACAAGGCGTCCAGTTAAACGAATCTGTACAAGAAGATTTAGCTCCTGGGGTTTATACAGTAGTTTCTGAAGAGATTATCCTACCTTCAACTGGAATGTCTATTGGCGCAAAAGGCTCGGAAGTTGTACTAGATGTTGGTTCTACTCCAGTAGATACTATCCTAGGCGAGAATGTATATAAAGTATATCACAAAGCAACTTCACAATACGTATTTGTAGGACAAGGAGAATTAACCAAATGATCGCAAACAATATAGGTTCTGGTGCTGTAGACGTATCGCCTTCGTATAAAATGTTTGACGTACCAGGAGATGTATTCCGTAAGTTTGAAACCGGAAGAAATAAGTTTGAGCGCTGGTCGAAATATCTAGACCTAACTCAAGAAGAACAAAAAGCTATATATGATTACGCACAGAAGAAGCCAAAGAACACTATCGTTTTGAGGGATTCTACAACTGGAGCTATGCGTGCGATTCGTCGCAAGTCCGCAAACAAACTGTAATCATAAAGGTATATTATGGGAATATTTTCCGCAATCAAGGCTCTCGCAGCTTTGGTTATTGTCGTTATTATCGCAGGGGGTTTATACTATGTATCTAACCTCCAAGCCGACCTCGCAGTAGCGAAGAATAATCAAGAGAAACTTCAAGAATCAATTCAAACGCAACAGGCAGTTATAACTGCAGCAAAGCAAGATTCTGAAGCAATCCGAAAAGCAAATTCAGAGTTACTTGATAAAGTACAAGATCAACAAAAGCAACTATCAACCCTCCAAGACAAGTTTAATCAAAGCGCAAACGGCGACCCAAGAGACTTTGGATTTATCGCTTCTCGCAAACCTAGACTAATCGAAAAGCTAATCAACCGTGGCACTGCTAATGCTATGCGTTGTTTACAAATCGCATCTGGCTCACCGCTGACAGAAAAAGAACTCGCTGCTACTACTAAGTCGCAAGCCAATTCTGAATGTCCAGAATTAGCAAACCCAAACTACATTAAGGTGACGCCATGAAACTACTAATCCCTGCTGCTATTGCTCTATCTGTTACAGGATGCTCTATATTCGACTTCAGCCGAGAAGAAGTTGAACCGATAAAAGTAATATCCAAACCAGTAGAACGCACCCCACTAGTCCTACCAGACTTACTACCTCTAGACACATTAGACGTCAAGTGGATAGTTATCACTCCAGACAACGCAGAATCCGTATTCGCGAAACTCCAAAAAGAAGGTACAGACCTCGTTCTGTTCGGTTTGACCGACGGTGGCTATGAGAGATTATCTATAAACATGGCCAAGATCCGAAACTATATAGATAACCAGCGTGTCATTATAATCAAATATCGGGAATACTATGAACCGAAAAAAGAAGAAAATAATTAAAACTTTTCCTTTACTAATGAAGAAAACCATAGTATAATACCCTCCTTAACTAAAGTTGGAGTAATAAATGAATAAACCAATTAACGTAATAAAGCGTGACGGATCGACTGAGCTCTTTCAGTTAGACAAGATCCACCGAGTCCTAGAATGGGCTACTGAAGAGATAAATGGCGTATCTATTTCAGAAATTGAATTGAAAGCCAACATCCAGCTATACGATAAGATCCCAGCGTCAGACATCCACGACCTGTTGATCAAGTCTGCCGCAGAACTAATATCAGAACATACACCGAACTATCAGTATGTTGCCGCAAATCTTGTTAACTATAAACTTCGTAAAGAAGTATATGGTCAATATGAACCTACGGAATTTATACAGATAGTTAAGAATAACGTCGAAGAAGGCGTGTATGATGGTAAGGTCTTTGACTACTATACTGAAGAAGAATTACAGCAGCTGGGATCGTACATCAAACACGAACGAGACTCTAAGTTTACGTTCGTTGCTATGGAACAGTTCCGTGGTAAGTACTTGGTACAAGATAGAAGTACTGGTAAAATCTTTGAAACTCCGCAGGTTCTTTACATGATGGTTGCGGCGACTTTATTCTCGCAGTACCCAACTGAAACCAGAATCAAATATGTTAAGGAATTTTATGATGCAATATCGCTATTCTATATCTCGTTACCTACCCCGATCATGGCAGGCGTTCGGACTTCCACACGACAATTCAGTTCATGCGTCCTTATTGAATCTGGCGACTCTCTGGACTCAATTAATAGTACATCAACTTCAGTAGTTCGATACATATCTAAGAAAGCAGGTATTGGTATTGGCGCTGGTGCTATTCGTGCAGTTGGTTCTCGTATCGGCGATGGTTCTGTAGTACATACTGGATTGATTCCGTTCCTTAAATTGTTCCAAGCATCAGTCAAGTCTTGTTCTCAAGGTGGCGTTCGTGGCGGTGCTGCTACGGTATACTTACCAGCATGGCACTTAGAATTTGAAGACTTAATCGTACTCAAGAACAATAAAGGTACTGAAGAAAATCGTGTGCGTCATATGGATTATGCGTTCCAGTTTAATAAGACTATGTACGAACGTCTACTGACAGGCGGTAACATTACTCTATTCAGCCCTGACGATGTTCCTGACTTATATGAAGCATTCTATTCAGACCAAGTTAAGTTCAAAGAGTTATACGAGAAATACGAGCGTAAGACTTCTATCCGTAAGAAAGTCATACCAGCTATGGAACTGTTTACAGCGTTTATTACTGAACGTAAGGATACAGGACGTATTTACCTACAGAACGTTGATCACGCTAACGAACACGGTTCTTTCGTACCAGAAGAAGCGCCGATTCGTCAGTCAAACCTTTGCGCTGAAATCGATCTACCTACCAAACCTCTATCTTCTGCGGACGATGAAGAAGGCGAAATCAGCCTATGTACTCTAGCTGCAATTAACTGGGGTTTAGTTGAGGATCCTTCTGACTTTGAAAAGTATTGTGACCTTGCTGTACGTGCTTTGGATGAGTTGTTAGATTATCAAGACTATCCAGTTGTAGCTGCATACCGTTCTACTATGGATCGTAGACCTCTTGGCGTTGGTATTATCAACTTTGCGTATTTCCTAGCGAAGCGTGGGTTAAAGTATAACGACGATGCCTTAGCAACTATCGATGAGTTTGCCGAAGCTTGGAGTTATTACTTAATTAAGACTTCTGCCGACCTTGCTATTGAAAAGGGTGCTTGCTTAAAAACTAGTCAGACTAAATACAGCTACGGTATAACTCCGAATATGACATACAAGAGCGATGTTGATGACTTAGTTAAACCGCAAAACCGTATGGATTGGAAGGCTCTACGTAATCAATTGATACAAAGCGGTATTCGTAACTCTACTCTAATGGCTTTGATGCCTGCAGAGACTTCGGCTCAGATATCTAACTCGACTAACGGTATTGAACCACCTCGAGCTTTGGTTAGTTATAAACAGTCTAAAGACGGAGTTATGGCTCAGGTCGTTCCAGGTATTCACCACTTGAAGAACAAGTACGATTTACTATGGGATCAAGAGTCGCCGGAAGGTTACTTGAAAGTCTGTGCGGTATTACAGAAGTATATCGACCAAGGCATCTCTGTTAACACTAGTTATAACCCAGAACACTTTGAAGACTCTAAGGTGCCAATGTCTCAGTTAATTAAAGATATTATCACTTTCTATAAGTTCGGTGGGAAACAATTATACTATAATAACACATTCGATGGTGCGGGCGAATACAAAGACCCTGACGACTTGCCGGAATTAGATCAAGTCGATGCGGATGAAGAAGATTGCGAAAGCTGTAAAATCTAGGGAAAATAATGTCAGTATTTAAGAAAAGGGAGAAATCCCATTTAGATAGTAATATGTTCTTTGACGAGTCGGTCGACATTGCTCGATATGACTCGGTAAAGTACAGTCAGTATGAGAAACTGACAGATAAGATGCTAGGTTTCTTTTGGCGACCAGAAGAAGTCGATGTATCAAAAGACCGTAAAGACTTTTCCGAATTAACAGATAACGAAAAGCATATATTTACTTCTAACCTAAAGCGACAGATTCTTCTAGATTCTGTTCAGGGGAGATCGCCTAATTTGGCGTTCCTTCCCCACACTTCGCTGCCTGAGTTAGAAGTGTTGGTCGAGACTTGGTCGTTCTTTGAAACTATCCACTCTCGTTCGTATACTCATATTATCCGTAATGTATATTCTAACCCAACTTTGGTATTTGATACATTAACGGATTCTAAAGAGATTACGGATTGTGCCGAAGATATATCTAAGTACTATGACGACTTTATCGAGTATGCAGGTTGGTATCAATTACTGGGCGAAGGCAGGCATATGGTCAACAGTAAAGTAGTTGAGATTAACGAATACGATTTAAAGAAAAAGTTATGGTTATGTATAAACAGCGTTAATATATTAGAAGGCGTTCGTTTCTACGTATCATTTGCTTGTTCTTGGGCTTTTGCTGAGTTGAAGAAAATGGAAGGTAATGCCAAGATCATTAAGTTCATTGCTCGCGATGAGAATACTCACTTAGCAGCTTCTCAGCAGATTATTAAGAACCTAGTGAAAGAGGACGCAGACTTCATTAAGATACAAGAAGAATGCGATGAGCAAGTAAAGGCTATGTTTGTAGATGCCGTAGAACAAGAAAAAGCTTGGGCTAAGTACCTATTCAAAGACGGTTCTATGATCGGTCTTAATGAAAAGTTACTGGCTGACTATGTAGAATGGATTGCGTCTAAGCGTATGAAGTCTATTGGTCTACAATGCCCATACCAAGTATCAAAATCAAACCCTCTACCGTGGACTGAAAAGTGGATCGGCGGTGGTAATGTACAAGTAGCACCGCAAGAAACTGAGATTAGTTCTTATGTAATCGGTGGTGTAAAACAAGACGTAAACGAAGACACACTAAAAGGATTATCTCTATGATTAGAATCTACTCAAAAGAAGCATGTAAATACTGCGCAATGGCAAAAGAGTTAGCAGCCAGCGCTGAAATTGAATACGAAGAAATGACAGTTGGACCTACAGCTAACCATGACATCGACCGTATTGACTTTATGAATCAATTCCAAACTGTTCGTTCATTACCTTTGATATTAAAGGTTAATGCCGAAGGTGAGATCACCGAAACGATCGGCGGTTATACTGAGTTCAAAGAAAAAGTCGACTCGGACGCTTTATAATGGAGTGCTTCAACTGCGGACTCGAATTCGAGGTTGAACATGAGTACTCGTATGAAAGGGATGGTATTGAAGTTAACTACTGCCCTTTCTGCGGGGAAGAAATGGAAAAAGAAAGACCGTTACAAGTATTTGACGAAGAGGATTAGGTCGACTATATATTAGCAAATAAGCAATTAATGTCGACCTATGAATTGGATATATGAAGATAAGCCATACGAACCTGAAGAGTTAGATCCGAAAGTTTTGTATGGCTTTGTTTATGAAATCGAAGACCTCGATAACGGAATGAAGTATATCGGTAAGAAGCTGTTCTGGCGATCAAAAGTACTACCAGTAACAAAAACAAGAAAGCGTAGGAAAAGACTCAAGGTAGAATCTGACTGGCGGGATTACTATGGCTCGTCTGAAGTACTCACCGAAGAAGTTAAGTCTAGAGGAAAGGAACGGTTCAAACGAACTATCCTAAGACTATGCGCTACGAAAGCCGAATGTTCTTACTTTGAAGCTAAGTGGCAGTTCGAAAGGGACGTGTTACTTCGTGAAGACTACTATAATGGATGGGTATCAGTTAGGGTAAGAAAAAGTCATTTAAAAGCTTTACTTCTTGAAGAAAGTAGGGTATAATACCCTTGAATTGATAATTGGAGATTATAATGATTTTATTAGACTATAACGGTATTGCTTTGGCAGCAGTCCTAGCACATAAAGGCGATATGGAAGAAGACCTTATCCGCCACACCGTGCTAAACAATATCCGTATGTATAACAAAATGTTTCGTCAGAAGTATGGTCAGGTTGTTGTTGCTTGTGAAGGCGGATCTTGGAGAAAGGAATCGTTCCCGCAGTATAAAGCCAACCGTAAGAATAGGAAAGACGACGGTCGCGACTGGGATAAGTTATTCAAAGCGCTAAACCAAATTACTGAAGACATAAAGGCAAACTTTCCTTATAAGGTGATCAAGGTTCGTGGCGCTGAAGCTGATGATATTATCGGCACTTTAGTTGAGAACAGTCAAGAGTTTGGTAATCACGAAGAGATTATGATTGTATCTGCCGATAAAGACTTTATCCAGTTGCAGAAGTATCCTAACGTGAAGCAGTATTCACCATTCACTAAGAAGTTCGTAAACGACCCTAACCCTCGTAAGTATTTGTTCGAGCATATTCTAAAGGGTGATTCAGGCGACGGTATTCCTAACGTCCTTTCTGGTGATAACGTATTCGTGGATAAGATTCGTCAATCGCCTATGTCTAAGAAGAAGATTGATGCTTATGCCGATAACGCTGAAGACCTAAAGAACTTTATGGATCCGGAAGTATACCGCAACTATTGCCGTAATGTTAAAATGGTAGACCTTGCGGAAACTCCTGAACCCATAAAACAGGAAATTATAAATACCTTTGAAAGCCAGAAAACGGCACCTAAGATGAAAATCTTAAACTACCTTATTAAGAATCGTATGAAAATGTTAATTGAGTGTATTGAGGAGTTCCACTAATAATGACTAAACACGTATTTGAGATACTACAGAAAGCAGCCGAAGCACCTACCCGAGTAGAGAAAGCAGAAGTTCTAAATGAACTAAACTGTTTAGCGATTCGGGACGTTGTTAAAGGCGCATATGACGATTCTATTCAATTTTCACTTTTGCCTAAAGGTGAACCACCTTACACCCCAGCCGAAAATCCAAAAGCATCGTTAATGGATAAGTCCACTACATTACGATATTTCGTTAAAGGCGGTCCAGGGGAAAAGTTACCACCGGCAAAACGTGAAGCAATGTTCATAGAGCTATTGGAATCTATCCATCCGAAAGATGCGCAACTTGTTATCTGGGTTAAAGATAAGCAACTAGCGCAAAAATATAAAGGGATTACCAAGAAGCTTTGTCAAGGGGTATGGGATAATTTGATAAAGAGTTAACCATACATCATTAACAAAAGCAACGGCAACATTGAGTTGCGATAACAATAAGAAAAGGAGGTAAAGTCTACGCTTCGTTATGAGTTTTCAATTTAACCATAAGAGGAAACCAATATGACTCCTAGTCAACTAGAACGCTTAAAGAAAGACGCAAAGGAAACCAAACACTATATCTTTCGTCTGGAGAAGCAAGGAAAAACTAAAGCAGCCAAGAAGGTTAAACAAAAATACGAATTCTTGACTACTAACATTTCCGACCTGGAGGCAGCATAAAAAAGGCTTTACTTAGTGTCAAGGATAGGGTATAATTGCCCTATCCTTTCTTTTTGAATTGAGATTATTATATTATGAACATATTCGTACTAAACGAAAACCCGAAGATAGCAGCCATAGAACAATGCGATAAGCATATTGTTAAGATGGTGTTAGAATCGGCACAGATGCTATCTACTGCGCATAGGCTACTAGATGGTGTTGTTGAAACCCGCAAATCCGTGTCAGGTAAAACCAACGTCAAGTACTGGCGTATGGAAGACGATAACCTAGAATCTATAATGTATAAAGCAGCACACGTTGCGCACCCATGCACGCTATGGACTATGGAGTCGTCTGCTAATTACCAATGGCATTATGAGCATTTCGTTGCGCTCTGCGACGAGTACAAATATCGTTACGGCAAAACTCACTTGTCCGATACTAAGCTACGATATATCCTAAAAGATCAACCAAAGACTATACCCACTGGAAGCCAAACGGCATTTAGACTTGCGATGGGGTCTAATCCAGAGTGTATAGATAAAGCTAACCCAGTAGAATCTTATCGCAAATTCTACAAAACTAAACAGCAACGATTCAATATGGTATGGAGTAAAAGAGATGTACCCGAATGGTTCAAAGGAGATTGATATGCCAACTTATACGTATAAGTGTAAAGAATGTGAACACGATTTTACTAAGATTTGTAAGATCGCCGACCGTAAACGACCGCTCGAAGAACCTTGCCCAGCTTGTCAGGCTGAAGGCTCGGTAGACCAAACTATCCTTTCGGCTCCAGGTTTAAATGCTGAGATCGGAGGATCGTTAAAGAAAGCTGGTTCGGGTTGGGGCGAAGTCCTTTCTAAAGTAAAAGACACCCATAAGATTAATAACATTAGAGACTAATTGATGCAAAACAAACCGCAGAAACTCAAGATTGATAACCTACGTCAAATTGAACCGATTACTGATAATCAGAATATCGCATTTAATGATTGGAAAAAGGGAAACCACCTTATCTTAAACGGTTCGGCAGGTACTGGTAAAACGTTTATGGGAATCTACCTTGCTCTAGAACAGGTGTTAGATAAGTCTACTCCATACGATCAAGTCATAGTAATTCGTTCTATCGTACCTACTCGAGATATTGGCTTTTTGCCAGGAGACGAGGAAGAAAAGAAAGAAGCATATACTGGTCCATATAAAAGTATTTGTACAGAGTTATTCGACGATTCTACGGCATGGTTGAAACTGACTAACTTCGATACAGTACAATTTATGTCTACTTCGTTTATTCGTGGCGTGACTTTATCTAATGCTATCGTGGTAGTAGATGAGATGCAAAACTTGAACGGACACGAGCTTGACTCAGTTATTACTCGTCTTGGTTCTGATTGCCGTATGATTATGTGTGGGGATTACTATCAATCGGACTTCCATCGTCAAGGGGATAGGGAAGGTATCACCAAGTTCTTATCTATCGTAGAGAAGTTAAACCGATTCTCAGTAGTTGAGTTTGGCTGGCAAGATATTGTTCGTTCTGGAATAGTTCGCGACTATATTATGACCAAAGAAATGATGAAGATTAATCTATAATGTTTACACATATTGATACTGATTTTGGTTATGATGATCTACACTACGCTACGGAATTTGCGAAGCGTCATTACCTAACGCCGGAGGGTAAAGCATACCCTTCTATTACAACCGTACTCTCTATTCTTTCTGAAGAATCGATCGCTAAATGGCGCGAACGAGTAGGCGAAGAAGAAGCCGATAGGATTTCTTATAGAGCTGCTACTCGTGGTACAGCCGTTCATGAGATTATAGAAAAGTACATCAACAACGAGGAAGATTTCAAAAATGGATACACTCCTGATATTCTTTCTAGTTTTCTTGATCTACAACGCATTCTGGATTCACGTATTGGTCGGGTCTATGCGCAAGAGGCTCCCCTTTACTCGGATCACTTGGGGGTTGCTGGTCGTGTGGATTGTGTGGCTGAGTTTGATGGTAAGCTATCTATAATTGACTTTAAGACTTCAAAGAAAGCTAAGAAATCCGAATGGATCACCAACTACTACATACAGGAAACGTTTTACGCTATAGCATGGGAAGAACGTACAGGAATGCCTATAACTCAATTGGTTACTATCGTTGCCGTTGACTCAGATAATCCTCAGGTGTTTATCGAGCATAGGGATAATTGGAGCGGTAAACTACTGGAGACTATCGATGAATTCAGAAGAAGAAATTCGTAAAGATTGTTACGAAGAACTTAGTATGTGTTGCCAAACACTATGTAACAAGCAAGACGTGTATAACTATATTAAACACCTCGAAAATACTATCGAGGAACTAAAGGAAAAACTAAATGAAAAGTAATGAAAACCTTGATTTGACAAAAGCACTACGTGGCGGTCCAGCTTATTTTACAACTCCCGCGACATTCGTTCATTCGTTCTACCTATATCAGATCGGCAGTGCCGAAGATTATGTAGATTGGTTTAACACTATTCGTAACTGTACCGAGAACGATATTATCAAAATTCATATCAACTCTCCTGGTGGCGATTTGCTTACTACTATCCAGTTGATGCGAGCATTATCGGAAACTTCGGCTACGGTTATCTGTTCTGTAGAAGGCGAATGTATGTCAGCTGCTACTATGATTTTCCTACAGGCTGATATCGTAGAAGTATCTGAACACTCTATGTTTATGTTCCATAACTACTCTGGTGGTATGTTCGGTAAAGGCGGAGAAATGCTAGATCGATTAGAATATGAAAGTAAATGGGCACAGAACTTGCTCCGTACAGTATATGAAGATTTCCTATCTGAAGAAGAAATCGAAATGATGCTTAATAACAAAGACCTATGGATGAACGGCGAAGAAGTTACTGACCGAGTTCGAGTTAAGGCTGAGAAACTCCAAATGAAGTTGGCTGAAGAGGAAGCCGAAGAAGATAAACCCGAAGAAGGAACTCAGTTAGAGTTATTAGATTAAGTTATAAGCATATAGCAAATCGGTATAAAAAGAGGCTTTACTTGCCTCTTTTTTTATTATATAATACTTGTATTGAATTGATTGAGAGAATATATTATGAATGATTATGTTGAAATGATAAATGAAGTTATTACTAAAATGCGTACTGATTATGCGTTGTTTACTATCCGCTCTGAGTATGGTTCTACTAAAGATTTCGACGAAGCCTTCGCCCAAACTGAAGGTATGTACGTAGTAAGTACTGGTCGCTCTTATGATAAGATCATTAGAACGGACGAAGATGGCAGTCACCGTTCTGTGGCTGGATTTGTATGCCGTAAAGATAGTAAGAAGTTTAAAACTGGCGATTTGCTAATGGCTGCGAGCTGGTCTGGTCCAGCTACTAACTTCGCCCGTGGAAACATATTTGATAACATGCCGAATAGCATTCGTTGGACTGGCATAGCGTAAGGAATTATTATGAAAGATAAAGTGATATTAGTAGATTGTGATGGAGTTCTATTGGACTGGGAGTATGCCTTTGGGCAATGGATGACTCGTCATGGGTTTGAAGAAACTCGTACGGACGTTTATGAAATGGACGTTAGATATGGTATAGATAAGAAGTTATGTAAAATGCTTATCCGTATGTTTAATGAGAGTGCGACTATTCGTAAGTTGCCACCTCTACGTGATGCAATTAAGTATGTTAAGAAGTTACACGAAGATCACGGGTATGTATTCCATGCGATTACTTCTTTATCTAACGATTACTACTCTCAGCACCTACGTACAAAAAACTTGATTGAGTTGTTTGGACCTACGGTATTCGAGAAGTATGTCTACCTTGATACTGGTGCGGATAAAGACGAGGAGTTAGAAGTCTATCGCGGAACTGGTTGTTACTGGGTAGAAGATAAACCAGAGAATGCCGAAGTTGGCGCTGGAGTTGGTTTAGAAAGCATTCTTATGAGACACAATCATAACAGTATGTTCGAAGCGGAAGGGATAACCAAAGTCAATAACTGGAAAGATATATATAACATTATTACGGATTAAGGGAATCTAAAATGAGAGATAAAATTATCGAGTCGTTACGCTCGCATGCTATTGGTCATATCAATAAGCATAAAATGAACGTTGAGGTCTACCTCGAAAATCCAGCAGGTATTGGGGAGCATCCCGACGTGATGGAAGCAATCGAGCAAGAGCTAGAACTAGTGGCTAAATACCATGACCAATTAGAGATGATTGACAAATATCTGTAAGGATCTAACTTGAAAAAGTTATGGAGATTGTGGGCAAAGGCATTAGGCGAGAAGTCATCGCCTGACGATAAAGAAGCAGATAAAGTTGCTTGGCTTCGAACGTTTTTGATCACCCAAGCAGTAATTACTAATATGTTTATAATAGCAAATGCCGTTCGGCATTGGTAAGGAATTGAAATGAGACCATTAAAGAATAACATTGTAGTCGCGCAAGAAGCGAAAAAGAAAACAACTCAGTCAGGTATTATCCTATCTTCTGAAGTGAAGGATACCGTAAAGATGGGAGTTGTTATGTTCGTCGGACCTGAAGTTGAAACAGTTAAGGTCGGCGATACGGTATTGCCTAATTGGCAAATGGCTAAACCGTTGAATATCGGATCACAGCAGCAAGCTGTATTATCGGAAGACGATATTCTAGTTATTATGGATGAGTAGAATGAACCCTGTAGCCAAACACGCTCATAAATTCAATAAGTGTTTAAAGCACGACGACCGTAAAGCCAAAGCCAAACGTGGCTACAGTAAGCATAAAAAAGCCCAGTGTAAAGACTGGGCTTAGTTTTAATCAGATAAGGGGTTATCCAAGGCTTTCTGTATTCTTTCTTCGAGCTCTTTTCGGAGTTTATCCATTTCAGCCCTGAGATCCTTTATTTCGGAATCAGACCTATCCTGTAACCTCTGCGCTCTAGAATCGTAGTCGGTTTGTAACCTATCTCGCTTATTATCAAAACTCGTTTGCGCTTCACGTATCATCGTACGCAACCTATTTTCTAATTCGCGCATATCGTCCTCTACCCTATCAACTTGACCTTCCATTGATATTAGGTCGTCACGAAGTCCGTTCTTTATATCGCGAGTATAATCAATAGCATCGTCGAGTTTACGTTCAATCTCAACGTTACGAGCTTCGACCGCTTCAATATCCAGTACAGCTAATTTCTCTGCCATTTCTTGGAACGCTTTATACGATTCGAACCCTGCGTACATAGTACCAAGTATAGAACCAATTAAAGCAAACGCTCCCATAATAGTAGCAGGGGTCATTTTAATACCAAATAATCTAAACTCTTTATTTGCTATTTCTTCTTTTAGATTCTCGATGCCTTCTTCGACATTCTCGGTCATTTGACCCAAATCTTTATTTGTCATCGTTATCGCCTTCGAATTGTAACCTTCGTAAATTGGTTAATTCTTGTTGTAGTTTAAGAACCTCTAACCTTCTACGCTCCATCTCTAATCGGAAAAACGCATTACAATCGATACGTTCTTTTGGCGCACCGATAGGAATTGTAATACGAGCATATACACCGATATCTTTCATAATGTCGTTAGAATTAAATTGACTATTAGGATCAACTATTACATTAGACTGAAACTGGTCGTTCTGATTCATTACCCCAACAACACCAAACTCAAGGTTAGTCGACGATCCTATAGCTTGACGGCAATCCATGTCGCCAGCCCTAAACTGATCAGACGCATAACTCTGCGGTGAAGTCGGGATATTTAAGTTAAGAGAACTATTATCCCCAAACGCTGGTAAGCATATTATTGTCATTATTACAAGTAAATATTTCACGTCGGTACTCACTTTATCTTAGAACATATCCTTGAAGAAATATATGTAACACTATCGGCGTTGAGTAAACTCTTAGACCGTGAGCAGATATATGTTGCTTTGTTTCTGTCTCGTTTACGAATATAGACGGCGACCTTCTTCCTCTGAAGGTAAGATATCTTCAGTATCGAATTGCCTCCAGTTGAATATGCGACTGGGTTCCAATCAGCATCGAATACAGATATCTCATAATACCGTATATTCTTTCTGTTATTGAACAAACTCATATTAGCAACTAGAACGTTCGATACAAACGATTGTTCAAGTTTAGGGTATGTTGGTGTCCATTCGTGGGCATTTAAACTCCAAGAAAAGAACACCAACAATAATACTACTACTTGGCGATACATTCTGCTAACACCGAGGCACGATAAGTTCCGCCTGGAAACGATTTGTCATAACCGTAATCGGCAGTAGAAGATACCTTAAACCAAATAGAACCAGCTAGTGATAAGTCATATTCAGTTACGTTGTTCCATTCAACTTTAGTATTTTCCCAAGCCGACATATCAGCATTTGATACTTCGGCAATTTCAGTTAAGCCAGTCCAATTAACAACGTCTGTTAGAGCAGGCGAAGTTGTAAAAGACTCTGGCCACGAAATCTGTGCTTTATACGAATCTGCTTCGATAATATCATATCGAACGACGGGCATAACACCACCATCTACTGGCAATGTGCTTAGTTTATTTGAAACTGGGTTACCATAAACCCCAGGAGTGTCGGTAGTGATAACGCATTTAGATGCCACATTACCCGTTATAGGAACATCGACTTGAGCTTGTGCCAAAGAAGCTACAAATGCCGATGCGATAATTACTGATTTTTTGAACATTATTGTTCCCCTTTATTTTTAGGATTGAGTTGTTCATATTGTAAATTCACCATTTGTTCATGCTTCAATTGTTGCGCAAAACTCACTCTTCTTGCCTTCTTGTTGTCGGGTATTTCACCGCCATCTAATGTAACCGTTTCTTCATATGTAGTTACAGGAATAGTCTGTACTGTATATGATTCCGGTATTATGCTAAGAGCCATTAACGCATTATGTTTAGCAACAGCGTCGCTAGTCATTAATGCCGAGTTAACTGCTCCGAGCGCAATTTCTAGTCTTTCTTTTTTCTTTTGTATCATCGCCCGACGGCGTTCTCTTTCGTCTTGGTCGCCATCGTCTGCTTCGACCTTCTTTTTATCTTCATTTTCTTGA